CCAGTATCTGTAAAGAAAGAAACTAAGGGAGGAATCATTCTTCCTGATCGTGTAAAGGATGATATTTCTTATTTGACTACAGTAGCTAAAGTTTTAAAATTAGGTGACTTGGCTTATAGGGATAAAGATAAATTTCCTCTAGGTGCCTGGTGTAAAGAGGATGACTATATTTCTTTTGGAAAATTCAATGGTCAAAAGTTTGTATACAAAGGAGCAAAGCTTCTTCTTTTGTTTGATGATCAAGTAATTATGCGAGTAGATGATCCTATGCATTTAGATACTACATATAATTTATCAAATTAATATTTGTATAACTATACACTTATAGTATAGTATGTATATACAATACAGCGCAAATCGTTAGACTTCGCTACTAACGTAAAACAAGGAGTTAATAATGAGTGAGCAATGGTCTACAATAGAAGTTGAAAAGTTTGATGAAAATCCAAAAGTAGAGATTGAGATTGAAGGGCAGGAAGAAGTACAATCTGTTCCTGAAATTTTAACAGAACAATCTACGGATGAAGATTATACAGAAGAAGAACCTAAAGAACTAGAAGGAATTGAAACTCAAGGTGCACAAAAACGCATCAGACAATTAATTAAACAACGTAAAGAACGAGATGAAGAATTAAATACTTTACGATATGAGTTGTCTAATCTTAAACAAACAGTAAAAGAAAAAGATACGCAGTTATCTTCTAGTTTAAGAACTTCTATTGATACTAATGAATCTAAGCTTACATCTACTTTAGAAATAGCTAAAGACGTTTATAAACAAGCAGCAGAGTCTGGTGATACAGATCGTATGTTAGCTGCTCAAGAAACAATTAGTAAGACCTATGCTGATATGTCTCAAGTAGATAATCAGAAAAGAGCATGGGAAGATTATAATAATAAAGTGCAAGCTTCAGTTCAAGAAGTACAACAAAATCCTGAAGCAGCACAACAATATGATCCTAAAGCAGTAGAATGGGCAAGTAAAAACAGTTGGTTTGGTACTGACAATATTATGACTTCTGCTGCTTTAATGATTGATAACGAACTTAAAGAGGAAGGATACGATCCTTCTGATGATGAGTTTTATGTTAAGGTAGATGAAGTACTACGGCAACGATATCCACACAAGTTTGCTGATAGTGCTACTGAAAACCAAACACCTCGTTTGCAGGATACATCGTCAAATTCTGCTCAAGTGGTAGCTGGTGCATCACGCACACCTAAGACTTCCAAAGCTAAGAATAAAGTCAAGCTTACTCAAGAAGACTTACGACTAGCTGATAAGTGGGGGATATCAATTGAACAGTACGCTGTCGAAAAGCTTAAAGTGGAACAAGCTGATGGCGACTACACAAGTATTTAATATAATAGCGTGGAAGGAAAAAATACAATGACACGAGAAAATAACTCACGTAATGCAGAGCAACGAGAAAATTCTGGAGACTATACTTTTAAAGAACCTAATTGGTTGGAAATTCCTGAATCTGTAGAACTTCGTTTTAGTAATGAGGGTATGACCCTTCGATGGGTACGTATTTCTATTCGAGACAAAGAAGACTACAAGAATATGGGTAAGAAAATGCAAGAAGGTTGGAGTATTGTTCAAGCAGAAGAAGTACCAGAAATGATGCATTCTTCAATCGTGAGAGAAGAGGGACGTTATACAGGAGCAGTCTGTCGTGGAGACTTGGCCTTGGCAAAGATGCCGATACGCCTAGCTGAATCGCGTCGAGAGTTTTACGAGAACAAGAGTAAGGAAGTAGTGGATGCTGTTAATATGCAACTAATGCGTAATTCAGATTCACGAATGCCTATCTCTAATACAAGTCGAAGTCAAGTTACAACGGGTAGACGACCTTCTTTTCAAGATTAGTCTTTCGTTGTCAATGTATTTTTATTTAAGGAAAGGAAAAAATTATGACTACAACTGATAGTCCTTTTGGTTTGCGTCCTTCCCGTATGCGTGGTTCTGGTGCTAACACTAATGGCATGAATGATTATCCTGTTTCGACGGGTTATAACACTAACATCTTCACGGGTGATATTGTTAAAAATCAAGGTGGTGTTATTAGGCGTATGTGTCTATCTACTGACCGTGCTATCGGGGTATTTATGGGATGTCGTTATACTGCTGCTAATGGAACGCCTACTTGGTCGCCATATTGGCCCGCAGGTACGGTAACTAGTGATGCACAGGCAATGGTTGTTGACAACCCGTCCGCTAACTATATTATTCAAGCGGATGCTTCGCTTTCTGCAGGAAGCCTTAACAGCTTTAACTTTGACGTTACTTTTGGTGCAGGTAATACTGCAACGGGTATGTCAGGTTTTGCTCTTGCGGCTGGCACTGCAACGTCTGTAAGTCGTATGCTACGGATCATTCGATTCGTGGATCAACCCGGTAACAATGTGATTGATTCTTCGGCAGAACGTGCCTTCCCACTTTGCGAAGTGCGATTGGTTCAGAGTGTCGATGATTATCTCACTGTTTCAACTACCTCGTAACGGAAAGGAGTAATTTGTAATGGCTATAAATCGCGCTAATATTGCGAAAGAACTTCTTCCCGGTCTAAATGCTGTATTTGGTTTGGAATATAATGATGTTTCTGCAGAGCATACTGTTCTGTTTGACGTTGAAAAATCAGATCGTGCATTTGAGGAAGAGGTTCTGTTCACTGGTTTCGGTACTGCTCCAGTTAAGACTGAGGGTGCTGCGGTTCAATTCGATGATGCACGTGAGGGTTATACCGCACGTTACACGAATGAAACCGTTGCTCTTGCCTTTGCTGTAACAGAAGAAGCTATGGAAGACAACCTTTATGACACCTTTGCTAAACTTCGTGCACGTGGTCTTGCTCGCTCGATGGCAAACACGAAACAAGTTAAGGGTGCCGATATTTTCAACAATGGCTTTAATGCCAACTTCACGGGTGGAGATGGTGTGTCACTTTTTAGTGCTGCTCACCCAACTTCCCATGCTGGTAATCAAACGAACACCTTTGGTGCAACCGATCTTTCGGAAGCCTCTTTGGAAGCTGGTTTGATTCAAATTGCTAAAGCTAAAGATGATCGTGGGATTCTAATTGGAATCACTGCTGAATCTATGCACGTACCTCCTGATCTTAACTTTGTTGCAGATCAGATTTTGAATAGCACGTTGTCTACGACTACGGCAGTTAATGGTGGAAATGGCATTACGAATGTCAATGATATCAATGCAGTTCGTACTCAAGGTGTAGTTCCGAAAGGGTACTTTGTCAATCATCGCTTTACTGATGTAGACGCTTGGTTCCTTCGGACGGATTGCCCGAACGGTGCTAAGATGTTTGATCGTGTACCGCTTCAAACGAAGATGGAACCGGATTTCGATACGGGCAACCTTCGCTTTAAGGCACGTGAACGATTCAGTTTTGGCTGGTCTGACTGGCGTGGCTACTACGGTTCTTCGGGTTAATATCCTTAGAATTGTACACTAACTAAAAGGGGTGAGAGTAAGAGATATTCTTTACTCTTACCCCTTCTTTATTTATAGCTTATAAGTTATAATGTATTTAGTTTTATTTTATCCTGAAGGATTATGATATGCCAACAAATATAAGACAAGCATTTGTATCAGGAACAGGAACACCAGTTGATACAGTAACAAGTGTTGCATTAGCGGATACTCGTATTCGTGGTGTATATTCTACTGGTATTGGTCAGTTCATAATTAACGGAACTGAGACGGATGAAAATAATAATGTAAAAGGAAACATTATTAAGTATGTCCAAACTACTGCTATTGATGCAAACTATTTAACTTTTGACGAGATTGGTATTAGAGTGGTAGGAATAGTTTCAGTTATTTGTCCTGCTGGTGGTACAGCGGCTATCTTCTATGGCTAGTTATACTTATCTCACCAATGATATAATTCAAGCGTGTGATAATACTGGTACAGAATTTAGCCAGAATATTCCTCGTATGGTTAACCGTGCCGAATTAAAGTTAGTAAAAGACTTAGATGACTATGGTTTAGTTAAGTTTGAAACGGGTAACTTTAGTGTAGGGAATAATTTATTTACTCTTCCTAGCGGTACAATCATTATAAAAAATATTCATTATACTAATACAGCAGGTTCTAAGATTAACTTGCTAATGCGTACTGATGAATACATTAATGACTATTGGCCTGTATCTTCCTCCGTAGGTGAACCACGTTACTACGCTCAACGAAACGGTACAACAGTTCTGCTTGCTCCTACACCTAGCGCAGGTTATGCCTCGCATGTAGTATTCGTAGCAAGACCTTCTGCTCTTGGACCTACAAATGTTTCTGCTGCTACTTCAGCTTTATCTGGAACACTCATAGAAAATAATTACTTTAGTGAATTTTGCTATGATGTTTTATTTAATGCATGTATGATAGAAGCTATGTTATTTCAAAAAGATTTTCCTGCAGTACAATTTTATGAGCAACGATATGCTCAAATTCTTCAACTCCATCTCAATCAGGTTCGCAGGACTAGGAGAGATGACATGGAAGCACCAGCAAGTCCTGCAGGTGCAGATAATCCTCTTATTCCCAACGCAAACTAAAGGAGAAAACAAATGGCAAAATATGGTGACGGTGTTGTAGCAGGTTGCTATCAAGATGGTTTGAAAACTGGCGATCCAGTTAAACGTAAAGGTGGTGGTAAAGTAGTTAAAAAGAATATGGGCGGTCAAATGAAGCAGGGTTATAATGCTCGTAAAGATGAGCAGCTTGGTATGACAATGGGTAAAGAAGCAGATAAAAAAATGTCCATGAAAGGTCGTCGTGATGTAGCTAAAGCTACTCGTAAACCTAAAGGCACGTATGGGTTTTCCTAATGGCTGAAAAGAAAAAGAAAAAGAAAGACAAAAAGAAGGATAAGCCTAAAGGTTTTAAGGCTGTACAAAAAAGTATAGAGAAGACGGGTAAGAGTAAAGATGATGCTGCTCGTATTGCGTACAGCATAGGTGCAAAAAAATTCGGTAAAGCAGGAATGGCTAAGAAAGCTGCTGCTGGACGTAGGAAAACAAGGAGGGCATAATGCCAAGTTTTATGGGTAAGTCTTATTCATACGATGCTAAAGGAATGGCAGACTATGATAAAGCAATGAAAGAGTGTACTGGTAGGCCAACAGGTCAAGGGTTTGGTGCAGCACGTAAAGGTCCAGCAGTTGTAGGACCAGAAGAGAATGTTGTAGTTGACTTTGAACCGGGAAAAGAAATTACTTATAAGGATTAAACCTAATGGCGACTAGTGGAACATATGACTTCTCTATGGATATAGATGAAGTTATTCAAGAAGCAAGTGAGATGATTGGCGGCGAACAAACGCTAGGCAATCAAGCTGCATCTGCTCGTCGTTCTATTAATCTTCTATTGCAAGATTGGCAGAATAGAGGTATTCTTCTTTGGACTGCTGATACTACTGCAGTATCTATCACAGCTAGTGTAACTACATTTGCAATGTCTTCAGCCACTATTGATATTACTGAAGCTGTTCTTAATAGAGATAGTACTGATCTACAGTTAGAACGTATTACAATGGAAGAGTATTTAAAAATTCCTAATAAAACACAAACTGGTAGGCCAATGCAGTTTGCTGTTCGTAGGAATAGTTCTAATATAGTAGTACATCTATGGCCTTTATCCGATGTTAATACTGATAAAGTTAAACTAGAAAAAATTAGTTATATGCAAGATGTTAATAACTCTAGTCAAACTCCAGATATATCTCGTAGATTCTTACCTTGTTTAACGGTAGGTTTATCTTATTAT